TCGCCGGAACAACGATTTCGCCCGGTCCGCCCGGATTGACGACCCACCGATAAGAAGCACGCTGGTTCGCCGCCAAGCCCCATCGCGAGCTAGACGCCGTGACCGTCGGCTCGGCGGTCGCGTTGGCATCGGCCGTGAGGCGGCCGGCAACGTCAGCCGAGTCGAGCGCGACCGGGATCATACCGGTGCCGCTGTAAGTACCAGCAGCGGTGACCGCCGACATGTCCCAGATGATCGCGCAATCCGTCGCGTTTGGAACGCCGTCGGCGCCGACGCTGATCTCGAAGATGTAGCCGCGCGCCAAGCCGAGCGTCGTCGTTTCCGCCGTCAGTACAAGCAACGATTTGAACGAAGTCGACAGCGCTTGCCGCGTCCCGGAAGACGCGAAAGCCGGACCATTGTTCACAGTGTAGAGCGCCATTGTAGAACCTCCTTGCTACGCGATGCCGAGATAGACCCGCCGGCGGCGTAGCAATTGCTCGGCGGACCAAGACAAAGGGTTGTTGATCGCTCCCGTGATCGACGTCTCGCGATTAGCGTAAAGCTCGCCGGTCAGCAACAGGATCGCGTTTTGGATATCGGCCGGGACGGTGCCCGTCGCCGGCGACATGGTCGTGTCGACATAGCCGGCGCGGTAGCGAATGCGAACCGCGTTGATGCCGTCGAACGTTGCCGGCCACGATCCATCGGGTAGCACCCATCCCGGTTCGCTCTCGGCGTCGACGGTGTACTCGATAGGCGCCAACGTTTGCTCAACGCCGGCGCCGTCATCGTATTTGACCGATAGAACCTCGATCAGCGGCGGCAACGGCAACATGATTTCGTTGGCCGGGAATTTGTCGATGGTCAATTCCCACGTCTGATCGATCAGCGCCCGGCCCAAGAAACCGCGATCCCCGTCGACCCAATCAACGGCCGCTTCGAGATATTTCTCGATCATCGAATCTTCGTAAGTGTGATCGACGCGAAGATGCAACTTCGCTTCGGCCAGCGACACCGGCGTAATCGCCGGCGCGGATATGCGCTGCAATGCCGCTACCATTTCCGCCCGCCCGCCCCGATTTGAGTCAGGTCAGCGCCGCGCGGCCCGGTGTCGCCTTTCTCGCCTTTCTCGCCGTCCTTCCCATTCTTGCCGGGCAATCCGGCCTTGACGATCATCTGCCAATCATCCGAGCCATGCGGCCGAGCTTTCGTCTTCGTCTTCGCGGTATAGAGCGAACCGCCATAGGTGACATGATCGGCGCGCTCGTAGGTTTCGCCGTCGGTCCAAGTCCCGCGATAGCGATCGAGGAATGTCGGCTTCGTGAATTTCAATTCATGCATCAGGATCTCGCCCCGCATGAAGCGGAATCCGTAATGACGATCGTCCTCGAATCCACGGATGTCCTCGATCGACAGTCCGTCTTTGCCGTTGGCGCCGTTCGTTCCATTGTTGCCGGGCGGACCGGGAACGCCGGGCAACCCGTCGCGTCCGTCGCGCCCGTCGTTGCCCGGCGCCCCGGCCGTTCCCGCCGCACCGGGATCGCCCTTGTCGCCCTTGTCGCCTTTCTCGCCGCGTAGCTCGACGAGCGCTTCCTCCGCACGCTCGCGCCAAGCCTTGAACGCGGCGATCTCTTGTTCCCATTGCGTAGTGACGGATCCAAGCCGCGCCAGCGCCGCCGTTTGCTCGGCCTCGAAGGCTCGCTGACGCAAGTCCGTTTCCCGGCGAAAGCCGGCGACAACTTGCGCCAGCGCCCTTTCGAGCGTCGTTGTCGATCGCTCAATGATATTGCCGGGATTCGGCAAGGATTCGCTCGGCATTTGGGCTGCTTTCATCTTCGCCGTCGCCATCGTCAGCGGCGGCCGGCGGCGGCAATTGCGCGGCCGGCGACACCGTCGGCGGCGGGCGCTCGGCGAGCACGTCAATCGGCCAATTCTGTTGTTGCGATAGCGGCGTGTCGCCGCCCGGCTTCGGCGGCAGATTGAACCGTGCGCGCGCTTCGTTGATTGAGAAGATCGAGGCGCCGACCGCTGCCGCCGTCGTTTCGATGTTCGTCTTCGTGTCCATGCGCAGCAAGTCGTTCAAATCGAATTCGGTGTTATAGGGCAACTCTTGCTTGTCGAGCCCAAGCCCGTTGTCGAGCAACGACTCGATCGCCTCGATGTGATGCTGTAAGCAATGCTCATAGTAGTATTGATTCAGCGCTTCGACATTGTCGAACGACGGCACCGGACCGATGCCGATCATGAACGGCGGGACGCCGAACACGCTGCAAACGTTTTCCGCCGTCCACTTCAATTGCTCGATCAGTTGCGATTGCTCGGCCGGTATCGCCATCGGCTCATACTTCATGCCGCCCGACAGAATTGCGACCCGTCCGGCATTCTCGCCTGAAAATTCGGTTTCCCAGTACTCCTTATACTTTTTCGCCGTCGTGTCATCGATCGTGCCCGGCGACGTCAAGATGCCGCCCGGCCGCGAGCCCTTGGCAAAGAAGGAACCGGATTGCTTTTGAATGTTCAAGCCTTGCCATACCGGCAAGGCCGCCGCCATCAGCGGCGAGACGCCGCAAAGCGGATGCCATAACCAGCACATGACGTCGTGAATGATTTCGGACGCCGGGACGCGGACCGGCAATTGCAGCCCGGACAGATTGTCGGCGGGAAGCTCATACCAGACCGAGCCGTCGGGCGCGACCAGCGCCTTGATGCGATAGGGATCGAGCACGTATAGGCGCACGACAAGCCCGCGCTGATCGCGTTCCTTGAGCACGTAGGCGTTGCCTTGCATCAACTTGCTGATCATCCATGATTCAATGAACTTGCCCCGGATCTGATAATGGTTCGGCTTCCGCAGCACCGGCGAGAATGCAGCAACGTCGACTTCGGTTTCGATGTCACCGCGCTCTTGCATGAGCCGCAAGCGCAGTTTGCCGATGTCAGTCGCGATAAGCCGAATGCACGAATAGACCGCGAAATACGACGTGAGCGTTTCCGGCCGAAGCTCGACGTTGCGTTGCCATGCGCCGGTGAAAGGTTCGCGGATGATCGGCCACCACCAATTGCCGCGATCGTAAGATGCCGGCGTCGTCGCTTGCGGCGTCGCTCGCGTGATGACAAGCGCGTTGCCGTCGATCTTGAAATCGAAGCCCAACAATTGCATCAGGTTTCCGCCCGCAAATCGCGCCGCATATAGCGCCGCTTGTCCGGTTGTGGCGCCGGCGCCGCTGGTGGCAACGGCGCCGGCGCCGGCGGTTCGGAATCAACCGCGACCATGGCGCGGTCGATGACCACCGCCTTTTGACCGCCGGGCAAATCTGGGGCGGCCAATATGCGCGCGTCTTCGTCGCCGGCGTCCCATTCGTCACCTTCGCGGCGATCGGCCCATGACGTCAAAGCGCGCAAGCGTGGCATGGCTTCTTTTCCCAAAAGATCCGGGCGGCGATGCTTGGGCCAGCGCCGCCCGGCAAGTCAGGCGAAGGCTACTCGGCGTACTTGGCATTCTGGATCCACGCGACGGCCGACGTCCGTCGGCGACTCCACGTGATCCAGCGCTCGGCGCGCAGTCCAAGCATGTTGAGCTGCCAAAGACTGAGCATGTTAGTCGACGCCGTCGGCGGCGAATCCGGCGCGCTGTCCGCTTGCAAGCTTGCTTCGCGGCTCGCGTCGACGGTTACGGTCCCGTCGTCGGCCAGCAAGATTTCCGGACCGATGGCGAAGATCAGCGGGTAGCCGTCGGCCGGCGAGCCGCCGGTTGCCGGGATGTTTTCCGACGCGATCACCGGATAGCCGAGCAACGTTCCGCCTTGCGACGGGTCGATGCTCGGATAGATCGTCTGACCGAGCGAGTTTTGCGCGATCGAGAGCGACAGGGCTTGCTGTTGCGTCATGATCCAATAGCCGCCGGCGAGCGATTGATTGACGACCAGCAATTGGTTCATCAGCGTTTTCACGTCGGCGCGGAACGCCGCCATGTTGACGCCGGTTGGCGTGATCGGCGTGATCCCGTTCGTGATCGAGCCCGGCGAAACGCCGGTGACGGCGGCGACGGACGGGTCGACGAATTGTCGATCGACGAATTGCGTGATCGATTTCGCAAGATCGGCGCGAACCATATCTTCGGCCGCCGGATTCGAGAACCTTACAAGTTCCTCCGTCAGGATCACGATCGCGGCGGCCTTCGCCCACGTCATCGTGATCGTGTCGAGCGTCATCGACGTGACCGGCTTCGGAGCACCTTCGCCGACCCAATTGCCCGACGTTCCGCCGGTCACCCGGGGAATGCGAACATTGAACGGGACACGCCGCAACGAATTGAACCGGCCGATGATCGTCAGCGGCCGCAAGAATTCCGCGAACGCATCCGTGAAGTTCTGTGCATAGACCAGCGGCCCCGCCCATGTTGAGTCGTAAGTCGTTCCCGCCGGCACCGCCGCGCGCAAGTGGTACATGATGTCATCGTCGGAAAGGATCGTGAGCAATTCCGGCGTCGACGAATGCCAATCGGTCCGCTTTTTCGCGTAGCTCAAAGCATCCGACCGGTTTCCCTTGCCCGCCATCATCGCGAGACACAACCGGATGAAGCCGGTCGTGGGCGGACAATTCGGCCGCACGCGGATCGGCGTGTTGGTCGCGAGCGCATGGCCGAGCGCATCGCCCGCCGGCGGCGTATAGGTGATCGGCTCGCGGCTTCGTGATCCTGCCGCAAGGTCGCCGCCCTGCACCGGCACAAGCGCGGTCTTGTTCATCAACTCGAATTTTTGAACACGCTGCAGGTGACCGTCGATTTCGTTGCATTGGCGTTCGAGTCCGTCGAATTCTTTCTGTTCGGCGTCGTCGAACGTCCGACCATCATCGGCGGCCTTTTGCATGAGCGCCTTCATGCCGGTCTTGGCGGCTTCCAGTTGGGTTTGGAACATGGAAGCCTGTTCCGCTAGCGTCGTGGGCATTTTCGTTGCTCCGATTTCGGTGTTGCGTTGCGTGCCCGACGCGCCGGGCATTTCCCGCGCATTGCCAAGCAATGCGGCGTCGATTGACTTGATCGTTGCGATGGTCGCGGAAGCGTTGGCGGGAACGGTCACGAGCGAAAGCTCGACGACCTCGCCCTTGAGGAATCGCATGCCGCCGTCGTCCATGAACTTCGCTTCTTTGGCCTTGAAGCCGATCGAGATCCCGCGCACGAGTCCGGCTTTAACCTCCTGCCAAGCTTCATCGACGCGCTCTTTCAGCTTGCCGGATTCGGCCACGTC